GTTTACTTCTGTTGCTTCATCATAGATGTGAATGTTTTTATGTTTACCACCTAGTAATTCTGTAAGTGAATTTACTTCACTTGTATTCTTATAATAGATATCATGATTACCGACTAACATATGTAAGTCAATTCCTAATACATTAAATGGTAATATGAATCTTTCTCTAAAGTCTTTTGCCGTTCTATATGATACATACTTACGTCTATCAAAACAATCACCTAAATGAACTACTGTTTTAATATTGTTTTGTTGTAGATATGGGAAGAATACACCTTCATAAAATTCATAGAAGTGTTCATTAAAATTCAAGTTATCATTTCTTGCACCGAAATGAGTGTCAGTAATAAGTGCTATTTTCATTATTTAGTTTTGTCTTTTTCCATAAAGTTTTCTAAACCTTTAGATTCTTTTTCTTTTTGTTCTTTCTTTTTCACAACATAAACATCTTCGTCTGGCAACATAATGTCTGGGTCAAAACCTTGTACATCATAAATGGTTTCATCACCTTCATTTACACAAAAAGATTCATATTGTCTATTCTCAATTATCTTATTTTTGATATGAGTTTGTTTCTTTTCTATTTGAATTCTTCTTAGAAATGCATAGTATATAATTTGTGTAAAATATGCAAAAGGATTCTTTGACTTCTCTGGGTCGAAGTTATGTATGTATTGTAGACAGTTTTCAATACCATCTGATACCATCTCTGAACGATAGGTATAGTTAATGAAGTTAGGTCTATAAGATAATCCGTTTGCAATCTTTAGAAAACACTCACCTATGTAATTAGTTACTTGTGGTCTTTCCTCACCTGCTTCTTCTGCATCAACACAGTTTTGTTTCCAGTCTTTCATAGCTTCTAGAAACTGTTTGTTATCTATGTAATGAGCATTCTTTTTCTTTTCTTTTGCCATCATTGTTCCTTAAAAATAATATGATATAACTATACCAAACTCAAACATATTATGTCAAGGTATATCTGTTTTTTTTGTGTAAAAACTTATTTTAACTTATTGTTTAAAAAACCTTGACAAACAATGTGTAGGACCATTATAATCATTGTGTTCCGCCGAGAACAGTATATACTCTAAAGAGATGGATTAATGCTTTGTACCACTACATGGCAAACTATCCAATTGTTCTTCTGACAATTCTTCTATTGGGTCATCTTCTTCATTGATATTTGTTAAAGCAGAAATATACTTTTTAAATAATTCTTTTACTTCTTCTGTTGATTCTTCTTGTTCTTCCAATGTCGCATCTTCTGTAAATCTTGGTTGAATAGATGGTTCAAAATCTTTATCTACCATCTCTGCTTCAGCCTCAGTATAAGTACTTACCATAAAGTTGTAATAATTATTTAACGCATAAGATGCTGGAGCAACTGTAATAATAGTTGATTTCTCAATATCCAATTCATCTGATTCTGTAAACGGTTGTAACCAACGAGATAAAGTTAGTGCTTCAACTATACCTTTCTTTGTTATTTTATTTTTCAATTCCATCTTGAGTGGGTGTATTATATGTAATTTATCAGAACCTTCATCTGTGCGTGTTGGTATACAAGTACAAACGATACTTTCACCGTTAGCTAATTTCAATATCCTAGTCGTATTGTCTTCCATAATCATACTCCCTTAAATTGTTTTATAGTCTAACCTTGTCAATCTCATATTCAAATTCTTCTTCATTGTATATATTTATTCGTTCTAAAAAGTGGTTAAGAGTAAAATTCTTCTTATCATTATAAGTAAAGTCATCAGCAATATCTAAAAGGGTTGTGTGTATCTCGCCTTTATCTGGTCTACGCAATCCTCTGCCAATAGATTGAAGCACCCTAATTCTACTTTTACTTGGACTTGCGAACACGACATTGTGCAAGTTCCTAATATTAATACCAGTACTAAACGTACCATATGATGCCACGATAATTGCATTTGTTTCTTTCTCTGTAATTTCTCTTATCTGTTCTCTTGTTTCTGTATCCACCCCACCATGTATAAAGAACACTTTTCTATCTAAGTCTTTCATCATCTCATACAACACTACACCATGTTTTTCGACTAGTTGATACAAGCAGAGGGTGTTTCCCTTCAAGTTATCGCAAAGACCCCTTATAAACCGATTACGAGGGTCGTGGGATACTATATAGTCCAACTCCTCGCTGTATTTAAAGTCTTTTACAATCTTACACTCATCTTCTTTATGTTTGAGAACAATACACTTAATTTTCAATTCAGCAAGTGTATCTTTATCCATCAACTCTTTTGTGGTTGTTACCTTTTCAACCTTTCCAAACAATCCTTCTAAAACTAATCTGTGTGTCTGTGTACCATCTAAAGTTCCTGTCATACCAAAACGATATTTGCAATCTATCAATTTTGTCATTATAGTTGTCAATGATTTAGATTTAAATAAATGAGCTTCATCTCCAACCACACAACCAAATTTTTCAAAGTATTTCTTATCTAATCTAAAGAGTGATTGCCATGTAGAAATAATTACAGGTTTGTTTGTATCTTTTTCATGACCTTGATATATTCTATGTAAGTATTTATCACTCCAACCATAGTCAATAAAATCAGAATACATTTGTTCTACTAGTGATGTGGTTGGCACAAGTATCAATATTTTCTTATCTTTAAGTAGATAGTGATAAAATCTTATTAATGCATATATGATTAATGACTTTCCACTAGCAGTCGGTGATACTAACATACCTCTATGATTACTTAATGCATATTGGATTGCATTGAGTTGATAGTCTCTGACTTCTAACTCCTTTCCTTTTGATTTTGGTTTAAGAGATTTTACAAAGTCTGATACTTTTTTTATATCTAAACTATCACTATCATCAACATCTTTTGCAATAACACATTCAATATCATTCCTTTCGCAAAACTCTTTGATGTATGATAACAGGCCCACATAGATTTGTCCAGTTTTTTGTGAGAATAATCTTATCTTACCATCCCATATTTTATTTCTATATGCCGGCATGAACTTATGCCCCGGCACTTCAAAAGTAAAGTAATCTACTAATGAACGACACATGCCATCATTATCACATTCAATGTGTAAGTAAACTTCGTTAAGTTTAAATATGTGAATTTTGTAGTGTGTCTGGTTGTCCATAGTTTCCTCTTAATATTATATTCCATGAAATACTAATTCTATCTTTGTGTGTTGTTGGCACCCAATGTTGCAACCAACTTGGGAATATTAATCCCATTCCTTTTTGAGAACTAAACTGCATCATACTCGAATTATCAAATGTAGTATATTCTAAGTTAGGTTGTAAAACACTTGCTTGTGGTCTTGGGTCGAAAAATTGTATTGGAGCACCATCTTCTAAATAGTATACACCAGAAAATATATTGTTTGAATGTGTGTGTGGTGGGTGGGATTCACCCTTCTTTAACATATTTGCCCACATACCTGTAAGTTCTAATGTATCATATAGGTATTTATTTTCTCTACAAATCTTTTCTGTCACTTCAAAAACTTTTCTTTTAAATGAAGGTATTTTTTTATTTAAATTATCTTTGGTTTGTAAAATTGTATTTGATTCAGATGAGCGTAGTTCTCGCAGAATAATACTGTGTTCATCATCATTCATATCATATTTAAACTCTGATACAATTGTAGGAAATAATTTATGTTGAATTACATCAACCATGATACAATACTCCAGCGTGTTCCTTGTGTAATCTTTTTAACTTCATGTGGAAACATAAAGTTTGATGGAAAAATTATTGCTTCACCACCCTTAATAGTCGGTTGTTGTTCTGACACTAAAAATTCACCACCTTTAAAATTATCATTTAAAAATAACAAAACTGAAGCTTGAGGATATCCATATTTCTGTCCATGACTGTGATGTATATTATCAGTATGTTTAGACATAAATCCACCAACATCATATTTGTTCAATCTAAAGTCTGTTGTTTTTTGTACAACAAAATCTCTGTTATTAAAACTTTTCATTTTTACTGCATATTTTTTTGCAACTTCTGATACAGCATCCTTTAAGTCATTGTAAAATATATCATCTTTGCGAATCCACATCTCATCCATTTCTACTCTTTTATCATCTGGTGATAAACCTTTGTGTGTTGAATAAGTTGATTTACTATAACTAAATTTATGATTAATTATTTGGTTACACAATTCAACACTAAGAATATTTTTATAATGACCTATCCAATCTTTCATGTAATTTTTATATTTTCTGGTTTTAAACTTTTAGTTTTATTATACCACTCAGATTTACTTTTATCTTGCCATGTTGTTTTAAATACTATACAAGTTCTTAAATTATAACATTCTCTACTTACTGGCATACCTTGATGTAATAAATTAGCCGTAAATGCAATTAATCTATTTCCCTCATATTGAAGTAAAGTAGGGTGTTGATTTGTTTCTTGAACACAAGTTCCACCACCCCAATGGTTTTCCCAATCCATTCTAGGATAATATATCATAGTGATATCACCATCATCTTGATGTATGTGTGGTTCTATTCCATGTGTGTGTGCATTAAAATAAACTCTTTCCATATCTACTTTAAATTTATTTTGTATACTATTCCATATTGGTTCTACAAAATCATATCCATTTTTATTACACTCATCTATATTGTGTCCACCTAAAACATGCCAATGTTTATTCTTACCATCATCTGAAGATTGGTAATCATACTTCCACGATATCTCTTTTAATTGCATATCAATTAATTGAGCAACATGTTCTTCTACAAAATCATCATGTACACTTATCATTACATTAGTCCTGCTTCAAAGTTTTTCCATTGTATTGCGTTTTTAATATCCCACCCTCTACCAGAAATAGCTTTCATAACACCATCAACATATTTACAAACTGTTTCTAGATATACTATTTTATTTTCTATTTGAATTATTTCTTCGTCTGATTCAATGTAGATAGATAGGTCTGATTTGAGTACTTTTAAATCGAAGGGTTTTGTTACATAAACATTTGCATCTGATTTACCACCGTAGTATTCCCACTTATCTCGGTAAAGCATTTTGTAATCACCCTTTGCTTTATACATCAATAGCTCAAACCTACTTTTAATGTCTAAGTATTTTGCATACAGTTCTTGGTTTTTTAAGGATTCGGTATCAAGTCTTTCATCATTTACTTTCAAGTCAATTGCGACTTGAATTTTTAATTCATCTAAGGTCATTTTCACTCCACAATAATAATTATATAACTATTTATAAGGTTACTATTTCATATATTTGGTATTTAAAGTTAACTGTTGCTGTCAAATATTCAACATCAGTTTGATTTTGTGAATAATCTAATCCACTTAAACTTGTAGGGAAGACATCTCTAAAACGACACTCTACTACAGGATTATTTTTATTTGTTAATATTGTCATTATAGCATCACTAGTCATAGACAGTTCTGGTGTTGAAGCTCTTACGTCACCTATATCTTTACTTTCACCTCTTTGTATTGTAGGTGTATTTGAGGTTGTACTTCTAAAATCAGCAAATTGCTTTCTATCTTTTGGAAATCCAATTGCAGTTAACCATGTGTGCATTTCAATATAGTTTTCTAAATTTTCATCTACAATAAATGATATACTCAAATCTTCATAAGTTAATTTATCACCCAGAAACGGAATGTTTTTAAGTGGTGTAGGAAATTCTGATTCACCTAAAGTTATGCCAGGAATATTTGCCTCAGTAGTAAAGTATTCTACTTTGGGTAACTGATTAATTAAGAAACGAAATTGTGTAGGACTTGAATAGTCCAATACATTAGGTTGTCTACTTAGTGGTGATGTTGTTGTTGTCATACTACTATTTATAAGAGTCCAGAAACAAAAAAGGACACCGAAGTGTCCTAATCTGTTGTTTCAAAATAACCTTAATTTTTACATTAAGTTTGTTACTTTAACACGTCTGTAGTACTTATTAGTATTAGCTGTAATACTAGTAGACTCAGCAGTTCCAGCAGCAAGAACACCTGTGTGGAATGGGTTAGCGGCAATACCGTAACGAGTCTTAAATCCAATTTTTGGTTGGAAACTATTTTCACCTACTGCACGAACCATTTGTAGTGGTACGTATGGGCAATAGAAAACACCAGCATCATACGGTGATGTACCTTTGTAACCTACAACGTAGTATTGTGAAGAAGCAACATTCGCAGCATATGGGTCAACATACACTTTGAATCTACCATTCATAACACCAGCGAATGTAGCAGCAGTATCATCAACATTTAAGTTGTTGTTTAGAGCAGGTGTATAATCTAAAACTCCAGCCATTTGAAGTGCAGATGCAACATCAGCAGAACAGATGATTATATTACCTTTTCCTCTACGAGTTTGTTGTCCGATTGCGTTAGCATCTCTTTCCAGAGCGAACATTAAACCTTTGAATTTCTCAACAGACCAACGACC